GTCGGTGGCGTCGGCGATTGTGATCACCGACCCGGCGGGCAACCACAAGGTCGACAAGGAGCGCGGCAACAAGCGCGGCATCGTGCGGGTCGACGGCGCGGTGGCGATGCTGATCGCGCTGGAACTGGCGAAGCGGTCGCGGCAGACCGCGCTCGACGTCATGGCAATGGTCGCCTGACGGTCCTACGGGAAACTACCTATGACCCTGGTACGCAAAACCGCCGCCGGCAAGGTGGACGGGCAGCTTAGCTATGTGCTGAGCGACGCCACCGTTGACCGCTTCGGCGACATCATCGAACCGGATGGGTGGTTGCTGGATTCATTCCGCGCCAATCCGATTGCGCTGTTCAACCATTCGCCAAACCAGCCGATTGGGCGCTGGAAGAATATTCGCGTTGAGGACAATCGCCTGGTGGCGGATTTTGTGCCGGCGGCCGAGGGCACCTCGCAGCGCGCCGACGAAATCAACAGCCTCATCGAACAGGACATCCTGCGGGCGACCAGCGTCGGGTTTCGCGGCCTCGAGTCTGAGCCCATCGACCCAAAGCGGCCGATGGCGGGCACCCGCTACACCCGGCAGGAATTACTCGAAACCAGCATCGTCAGCGTGCCGGCCAACCCGGCGGCGCTGCAAATCGCGAAATCGCTAAACATCAGCGACGACACCATGAACCTGGCCTTCGGCGAGCATGCCGCAACAAGGCCGGGAGTGGTGAAAAGCGGCGGGCATGCCGTGATGAAACCCGCAAGGCGGGACACTCCCATGAATATCGGACAACAGATTCAAGACGCGCAGACCAGGCTAAACGCGGCACGGGACGAGCTTACCGAACACACCAAGGACGCCGACCACGACGTGGAGCAGGCACAACTTCTTCAAGACACCATCGAGGCCGTGACGGAGCGGTTGGCCTCGCTGGAGCGCACCGAGAAGTCGCTGGCGGCGCGCACCGTGGCGCAGCAATCGGAGATCCGGGCACCGGCCGTCATCCGACGGCCGCTCGGCGTTCAGCAGCGCGAGATCGAGCCGCAGGAATACTTCTGGCGGGCGGGCGCGGCGATGCTGCGGGCGTACATCCAGCACCGCGCGGTCGAGGACATTCTCGCCGAGCGCTATCCCGACGATGAGGCAACCAGCGTCATCACCCGCGCGGCGGTAGCGGGCGCCTCGACGACGTTGGCGACGTGGGCGGCGGAACTGGTGCAGACCGCAACACAGGCGATGCTGCAACCGAACACAGCGCGCCGCATCCTGCCGAGCCTTGCAGCGCAGGGCACCTCGCTGCAATTCGGGCCGGATGCCGGGATCATCAAAATACCGAGCGAGGCCGCGACACCGAACATCGCGGGATCGTTCGTTGCCGAGGCGCAGCCTATTCCGGTTCGCCGCATGGGCTTCACCACGATCAGCCTCTACCCGCATAAAGTCGGTGTAATCACCCGCTACAGCCGCGAAATCGCGACCTACAGCAACCCGTCGCTGGAGGGGTTGGTGCGCGACGCGATCATCCGGCGCACCGGGCTGATGCTCGATACTCTGCTGATCGACAACGTAGCGGGCGGCGGCAGCGGCAGCACCCGGCCCGCGGGATTGATCAATGGCGTCTCGGCGATCACCGCAACGGCCGGCGGCGGTTACGCTGCCATCCTGGGCGATCTGCGCGCGTTGACGGCGCCGTTCTACAACGTCAATGCCGGCGAGCGGTTGGTGATGCTGATCAACCCGGCGCAGGCGCTGGGGCTGATGATGACGCCGGGGCCGGGCAACACCGGCTTTAACTGGACCGAGCAGTTCACCAACCGGCTGACCATCATCGAGTCGACGGTGGTGCCGGCCGGCACGGTATACATGATCGACGCCGCCGATTTCGTCAGCGTCATGGGCACGCCCGAGTTCATGGTGAGCGAGGAAGCGACCTTACACATCGAGGACACGGCGCCCGCGAACATCAGCACGACGGGCACGCCGAACGTCGTCGCGGCACCCGTCGAGAGCATGTACCAAACGAACCAACTGGCACTGCGGCTCATCCTGCCGACGACCTGGGCGATGCGGCGCACCGGCATGGTGCAGTACATCGCCGGGGTTACTTGGTAGATGCCGCTGATCGTGCTCAACGGCCCGGTCATCGAGGCCGGGCAATCTCTCTCCTCGGGTATCGACTGCACCGCGGGGGAGATTATCCGCCTCACCATGCCGGCCGCCTGGAGCGGCGCCAATTTGTCGTTTCAGATTTCGAGCGACGGCAACGGCTACAACGACCTGTTCCGCCCGGACGGCACCGAGATCGTGGTGCCGTGCGTCGCGGGCGCGGCCGTCGTGCTGACGCAGCCGGACGACATGCTGCGGGCCGTCGCGTTCCTGAAGATACGCTCGGGCAGCCGGCAGTGGCCGGTTGCGCAGGCGGCGCGGCGGGAGTTTGCCGTCGCCGTCTACAAGGGCGGGCCAAACTACATCGTGGAGAGTTAAACATGGCACAGACCTCGAACCCGACACCGGAACAACAGCCGACTCAGCCGCCGCAACCACGACCGAGCCCGACACCACGCGAGGGCGAGCAGCCGACACCACACCAGGAGCCGCCGCCGCCGCCGACGCCAACCCAGGAGGAACTGGATGCGATGGCACGCGGTGAATACAACCCGGTGACGGCGCAGCCGCCGGAAACCCCGGAAGCGGCGGCGAAGCGCGAGCGCGATGCGCTGGACGCCCGCCATAAGCGGGAACGCGAGGCGCTTGAGCGGCAGCAACGCGACGTGCGGCCGGCACAGTCGGGGCCGGGGTACACCACGCGATGATCCGTACATTTCTGGCGGCGGCAGCTTTGCTGCTGCTGCTGCCGGCGCCGGCGTCGGCGCAGAAGATGTGCGATCAGGTGCGGACCAACATCACCACGGCGCCTGCGGTCATGACCGAAAAGGTCGCTGCGATGCCGAACAAGCGAATCTACCTCTGCGGTTATATGATCGTCCGTGCCGGAACCGACCCGCCGGGCGATCTGCAATTCCAGATTGTTTCCGGCACTGGCAGAGACTGCGGCACCAACAGGACCGTCATAATTCCACAGATGGCGGTTCCGGCCAGCGGCGTGCTGGTCAACCGCATCGCCTATGCGGCCGGTGAAAAGACACCGCCGGGTCACGCGATCTGCCTACAAGTTTTCGGCGCTGGCCCGGCGCTCATCTCGACCTTCTACTGGGCGCAATTCTAATGGCGAACTGGCTGACCGCGCGGTTGCCGTGGGGCCGGGCGCGGGCGGTCGAGGGGCAGTACCGGCCCGGACCCTACATGCTTTCTGGCGGGTGGCTGTCGGCCTCGGCGGGTCGCTACGTCAACTGGTGGCAGAGCGGCTTCAACCTGCAGCCCTACGGCACCCGCTCGGCGATGGTCGAAGCTTGCATTTCGAGCTATGCGCAAACGTCGGCGATGTGCGCGCCAGATCATTGGCGCTCTCTGCCCAACGGCGGCCGCGAGCGGGTGACGAACAGCGCGCTCTCGCGTGTCATGCGGCGCCCGAACGACTATCAATCGATCTCTGACTTCATGCTGAACCTGACCCGCCGGGCATACGAGCGTGGCGAGTCTTTTGCGTTGGGCTTGCGTAACAACCGCGGCGAGATCGACCAGCTTCATCTGATGCGCGAGGGCCAGGCGGCGAAGATTGCCGAGGATGGCAGCGTCTTCTATTCGCTTTGGGGCAATGAGGTGGTCGAGACGCGGTTCGGTCGCCTTGAGGATGTGCCGGCGCGCGACGTGCTACATGTGCGGCTTCAGACGCCGCGGCACGCGCTGCGTGGCGAAAGCCCGATCCTGGCCGCGGCGCTCGACCTGGCGATGCAGGACGCGGTGCTGAACCAGCAGATCGCCTTCTACCTCAACCGGGCGCGGCCGAGCTTTATCCTCGAAACCGATCAAGTGATGACGCAGGAGCAGGCCGAATTGCTGTCGCAGCGCTGGCGCGATAAGACCAGCGGCGAGAATGCCGGCAACACGCCATTGGCGACGCACGGGCTGAAGGCGCATCTGATCGAAACCAACGCGGTCGACGGCCAACTCGCCGAGATGCTGAAGCTGACCGACGAACAGGTGGCGCTCTGCATGCGGATACCGCTGCCGATCCTCGGCATCGGCCAAACGACCTACGCCTCGGCCGAACTGCACATGCAGGATTGGATCGCGAAGGGGCTCGGCTTCTGGTTGAACCATGTCGAAGAAGCGTTCGGGCTGTTGTACGGCCTGAAGGGCGTGCCCGACGAGTATCTCGAATTTGACACCAAGGCGCTCTTACGCAGCGCTTACCGCGAGCGCATCGAGGCGCTGTCGCGGGGTGTCATCTCGGGCATCTACAGCCCCGACGAGGCGCGGGCGCAGGAGGACTTGCCCGCGGTGCCCGGCGGCCACGGGGCGCAACCAAGAGTGCAGCAGCAGGTCGTGCCTTTGAGCTACGGCAGCGACTTGCAGCCGCCGAAGCCGGCGCCGGATACGCCGCCGCCACCCGACACACCAAATCCCGACGACGGGAGCGCCGATGCCGGCGACACCGCAAGCAAACTCGCTGCGTTCCGCTCTGCGTATGACGAACACCGCCGCATTGCCGCCTGACCCGTTGGCGGCCGAGCTTGGCTCGGTCGTCGGGGCACTGGAACGGGAATTGCGGCTACAGATGGCGGCGATGCTGGCCGAGGCGCGTGAGGAGATTGCGACGCTTCGGGCATGGCGGGCCGAGGCGGCGTTGCAGGTTGCCGGCTTGATTGGCCCTGCCGGGCCGCCTGGGCCGCCTGGGGATAGGGGAGAGCGCGGCGAGGGTGTCATCGGCCCGGCGGGCGAACAGGGCATTCCAGGGCCAGCAGGCGAGCCCGGACCCAAGGGCCGCACACTTGCCTTCCGGGGGCACTGGAAGGCCGCTGAGGCGTATGAAGCGCTCGACGTGGTGATGCTGGAGGGCTCGTCGTTTGTGGCCGTCAGCGATGCGCCTGGGGCGTGCCCCGGCGATGATTGGCGGCTGCTTGCCGTTCGCGGCAAGTCGGGGCCGCCGGGCGCTGCCGGGCCCATCGGCGAGCGCGGCTATCCCGGCCCGCCGGGGCCATTGCCCGAGGCGCTGGTAGTGGACGACGAGGGCATGCTGACGCTGCGCTACAGCGACGGCAGCCGGCTCGATTGCGATCTCTATCCGCTGCTCGCGCGGGTGCGGTGAGCGCCTACCGGATCAGCCGCGTCGTGACAGCGGCCGAGAGCTTGGCGCTGGTCACGCTCGACCAGGCTAAGGCGGCGCTCGGCATCGATCCAGACGACACGTCACAAGATGCCGCGCTCGCGGGGCAGATCGACAGCGTGTCGGCGGCAATCAACGCATACTGCAACCGCATCTTTGCGGTGCAGGAATACACCGACCAGATCCGCCATGTCTGCGGTTACTGGGGCGAGCCCTTGGTGGTGCGGCAATTCCCGATTGTGGTCGAAGACGGCGTGCCGCTGGTGACGGTCAGCGAAGACGGGCTGGCGCTCGACGCGGCCTATCTCGAATTGCACCCGGAGACGGGCAGCCTCTACCGGCTCGACAGCGCTGGGGCGGCGCCAGGCGCCTGGGGCGCGGCGCTGACCTTGGTGGAGTACACCGCCGGCTTCGTGACGGTGCCGCCCGACGTGCAGGGCGCGGCGCTCGAATGGCTCGGGGCTCGCTGGTACTCGGTCGGGCGCGACCCGGCGCTGCGCTCCGAGACGGTGCCGGATTTGCTGACGCAGGTTTATGCCGGCGATGCCGGGGCTGGCACTTATGGCGGCGCCGTGCCGCCGGGTACCCGCGATCTCCTGGCGCCTTACCGGATCTGGTTTGTATGACGCCGCAAGTGCTCGTGGCGCGGCTCGACGCGGCGATCGCCGGCTACGGGCAGACAGTGACGCTGCAACACGTCATGGTCGACCCGACGACCGGCGGCACGACCGTATCCGAGCAGATCGAGTGCCCGGCGGCCGTAAAGGCGTTCGGGCCGCAGTCGCTTGAGCCCGGCGAGGCGCAGGAGATCCAGGTTGTGGTGTCGCCGACTGGGCTCGGCGCCTTCGGGCTGCCGGCCCGCGACGACGTGATCCTGATCGACGGCAACCCGTCGAACATTACGCAGGTTGCGCCGAAGTATTACGGCGGCGCGCTGTGCCGGGTGAATTTGCTCTGCCGTGGCTGATACGCGCGAAGTCATCCTGTCGCGGCTGGCGGCGCTGTGCGCGGCGACGAGCGGCATCAATGCGGTGGTGCGCAACGCACTCGATGTGCCCGGCAATGCGCGGCCGGCAGTGATTATCCAAGACGGCATCGAGACAATGCTCGACCAGCCGGGGACGGTGCGGCATTCGGAATTGCAGCGGATGGAGTTGTCGCCGGCCGTCAGCGTCTATGTGCGGGCCGGCGGCACCGCGGATGCCGGCGTGCTGCTCTCGCGCTATCGCAGCGCCATCGTCGCCGCGGTGCTGAGCGACAGCACCTTGCGCGACGCAATCGGAACCAATGGCCGGATGCGCTATGACGGCTGCGTCGTACTGCCGCCAGACCCGGAAGCCAAAGAGCACCGGATCGATATCACCCTGACGTTTCAATATGCCTTCCGGCTGGAGGACATCGCCGCGTGAGCGGCGGCATCGAGTTCCGCATCGAGGAAAACGACACCGGCCGCATCCTGGCGCGGCTCGACCAACTGCCGCAGGAGCTGCGCGCCCGGTTGCGCGATGTCATCACGCAACTGACGAACGAGCTTCTGCGCAAGGTCGAAGCCGCCGAGCCGGTGCGCACCGGCACATTGCGGGCGCAGACCCACGCCTATGTCGACGAAGGCCCGACCTGGATACGCGGGCGGGTGCGGGTGCTGCGCAACGGGCGGCGGAATTACGGCGCCATTGCCGGCGCGCTCGAATATGGCGGGCCCGGCACGAAGCGCCGCGGCATGGTCAAGGTGCGGGCCTATCGGCGCGACGGCGCCACGATCCGCGCCTACCAGCGGCGGCAACCGCACATCAAGGCGATGCGCTTTCTCCGCGGCCCGGCGTCGGCGCAACTGCCGCGCGCTCGCGCTCTGATCCGCGCCGCCATCGGCGAATTGCTGCAGGAAAATAAGCCAACCTAGCGGGAGTACAGCTATGGCTGCCGGCACGTTCAACATCTTCGCCAAATCGGAGATCATCGGAAAAGTGAAGTTTGTCGGGGCCAATGATATCGGCCCGCAGATCACGATGGAATTAACCAAGGTCATGTTCAGACCGGGCGCTGCCATCGGCATGATACAGGACGAATGGGGGCAGCTTCAGCTCACCGGCGAGGTGCTGGTGGACGACACTGGTGTGTTCGGCACGCTGACCCATCCCGACACCGGGGCGGTTTCGCCGCTGGTCGATATGTATTACATCGGCAAGGGCGTCGTTTCGATCCAGCTTGAGGGCGATATTGCTTATCGCGACATCGGCAATGTACCGACATTCGAGTTCACGCCTGATATCACGACGTTGGCGCACTTCTCGTCACGGTATGGCGTCAGGGCGAAAGACCTGGAAGTCGTGACGGAAAAGAATGCGTCGCTCAATATCGTGATGGATGAATTTACCTACGACAACCTGATGCTGACCCTGATGGGTGAGGCGACGACACCGTAATGGTTTCGCTGGTCGATATCGTACCGCAGACCCGGCAGGTGGAGCTTTCCATCGGCACCGTGGAGTTGCGCGGGCTCGGGTTGCGGCACATCGCCGATCTGCTGGTGCGGTTCCCGGAATTGCGTAAGTTGTGGGCCGGCGGCGCGCCTGCGCTCGATGTCGACACGCTGATCGAGGCGGCGCCGGATGCGGTGGGCGCCATCATCGCGATATCTGCGAGCCAGCCGGAAGCGGCGGAAACCATCGGCGACGTACTGTCAATTGACGATGCCGCCGAGTGCCTCATCGCCATACGCGAGCTCACGATGCCGGGCGGTGTCGACCCTTTCGTCGAAAAGCTCGCGCGCCTACTCGGCGCCGACGCGCTCCCCTCTGGCAAGGAAGCGGCTACGAATACGCCGCCGCCGCCGAGCAACTCATCGCATGCGGCCACAGTCCCGGCGAAGTGATGGGCTACACGCCGCGGCAGATCGGCGCCTTCCTCACCATCGCGCAGCACCGCAGGCGACGCGAGCTCGCCGAGCAACTCCACATCGCGACGCTCGGGGCGCAGGGCGAGGGCAAGGCGATCAAGGAAACCCTCAAAGAATTGAGCGACGATGCCCGATAACCTAAGCATCAGCATTGGCGTCGATAGCGGAAAGGCGCGCGCCGACCTCGAACTATTAAAGCAACAATTTCGCGCCGCGCAAAAGGAACTTCGCGACTTCACAAAGGCGAGCGTGGAGGCTGGTGATAAAGTCTCTACGGCGCCAATGATCGCTGCCGGGAACCGCGTTGCGGCGCTCGATGCGCAACTGAAAGCTCTGAACCGGACGACTAAAGAAACCAGCAGCGTGATGGACGTGCTGGCGACCAAGAGCATGCGCCGGCTGCTGACGCAGTTCGATAATGTCGGCAAGAGCGCGCAGAACATTGCGATGGTCATGGGCGGCGTTACCGGCAGCTTTGCCGGCGGGTTTCTCGCCGCGTCCGTATTCAAGGCCATGAGCACGCTCATCGAGCAACTCGATGCCGTGGCCGAACGCATAAAGAAAATCGGCGACGAAGCAGCAAAGACCGGGCAGAAGCCGATTGCCGTACAGGCTGGTCAGGAAGTGGCGCAAGCCGTGGGGCAGCCGGCAGACGCCGCCAGTAGGTTTATGACCGGCGTCGCGGATGCGGCGGCTGCGGCGCAAACGGCCGGCAAAGAGTTGACCGGCGGCATCAACGTCATGCGCGGCAGTATGAACGCTGCCGGCGACGCCGCGAAGAACATGGGCTCTCAGATGAAGGGGGGCGTCAGCGTACTGCGCGGCAGCAGCCCGCTGACGATGGATCTGTCAAAAGCCTATGAGATGCTCGGCGTCAGCATGAAAAACGTCACGGGCACGGGCGACATCATGCTGAAGAAACAGCTAGAAGTGGCTAAAGCCTTCCTGGCGCAGCAGAAAAGTTTTAATCCGCTTCAGTTAAACGAACTGGCGAAAGCGCTCAAATTTGAAAGCGCTACTGAGGCGCTCAAGGTGCTGCCGGCGCTTATCGCCAACATCCAAAAAAAGATTGATGAGCTCAACGCTTCTGCGCGCGGTGTTTCCCCCGATAGGATCGCGAAACAGGAGGAGTTAAAAGCGGCGAAAGACAGGGTCAACACATGGTTCGATGAACTGAGGGCGGCCGGCGAGGATTGGCGAACTCAGACAGCAATTACGTGGAACAACGCCCTGGCCGATTTTCTGGAAAAAACGCTGCCAGCATGGGGAGAGGGCTTCAAGAAATTCTGGCCGGAACTGCTGGCGGATCTGCAATCGAGCTGGGACACTTTTAATACGAACCTAAAAGCCAATTTCGGGGCAACCGCTCAGGAGATGTTCAAGGGGATGATGGACTGGTTTGGCTCGGCGATTGATTGGATGATCGAGAAAGCCAACCAACTCGGCGCCGCAGTCAGTGCCGGCATTCGGAGCGTAACCGGCGGCGCGCCGGCCGGCGACCCGAGCATCCCGGCCATGCCCAGCAAGGCCGCGGGCGGCATGATCCGCGGCCCCGGCAGCGGCACCAGCGACAGCATTCTGGCGCGGTTGAGCAATGGCGAGTTTGTGATGCGCGCTGCCGCCGTCAGCAAGTGGGGGCCGCGGTTTATGGTGGCGCTGAACAGCCTGCAAAACCCATTCGGCTATGCAGGCGGTGGGCTGGTGCGGCGGTTCGCTGCGGGCGGCATGGTGTCGGCGCGCACCGCGGATGGCGTCACCGTGAACCTGTCGTTCCCCGGCGGCACGTTCGCGCTGCGCGGCGATGCGGAAATCGTCGGCGGGCTCACGCGCGAGGCTCGCCGCGCCGGCATGCTGTCGGCCGGCAGGCTGGCGGCGGCGATCAACTGATGGCAGACGGCACGGTTCTGGAGATCAGCGGGCCGGGCATCGCCAGCTATACCGCGCGCGGCGCGACGCAGACGCTCGACCCTATCGGCGCCGCGTCCGTCATGGCGCGCACCGTCAACGGCGCGCTGATCGATCTCAGCCCGACGCAAATGCGCAAGTACAAGAGCACGATCAGTTGCAACGACACCGAGACGCCTGCGCTCGACGGCGTGTGGCCGGGCATGCTGCTGACGGTGGATTGCATCGCCGAGCTTGGATACAAGACGGCCGGCGGCTCCGCGGGGCGCACCGTCGTCAGCGGCTCGGCGCGCACCAGCGGAAGCTGGTCCTACTATCGGCCGCAGCTATCAATGCGCGTGGTGCAGTACAGCGTCAGTCGTGACGAGTACGGCGCGATGACCGATTGGTCGTTGGATCTCGAAGAAGTTTAATGCCGGGGCCGTTCTACTTCGCGTATGCGGACGAAGGCGAAGCCTTCGACCCGCTCGTCCACAACCGCGAAGACGAAGCCATCACTTCGCTGAACGTATCGCAGAGCGAGGGAGACTTTGCCGGACTCAATATCACAGTCATCAACCCCGGCGAGGGGTTGCTGGCGGCGGGCCGGCAGCAATGGTGCTGGCTGAGCTGGGATGACGGCACGGCGCTGGTGCCCCTGTTCTACGGGCGCATCGCTGCGGTGCCCGAGAGCGTTGATGGCGAGACGGTGCGGCTCTTGTTTGCTGCCAGGCCGCTCAACTTCGACGGGATCAAGGCCGACTACGCCGAGACGCTAAAGGTGCTGCCGTACTACGACCCGGTATGGATCTCGGGCGATCTCTCGGACCCGGACGCGGTGCTGACCGGCTACGGCACTCGCTGGCACATCGGCCGCACTACGCTCGAACTGACGCACAGCGACGAGCTTACCGGCGAGGACGGCACGCTGACCATTGGCGAGGCCGATCACCTCTATGACGATTTCGGCGTGTCCTACGGCGAGCCGCCGCTCGACCGGGTAAACATCGAGGGTACGCTGGCGTGGACCCAGGGCGGCATCGGCGAGATTGACCTAACGTGGCGGATTCAAAGCATTTTCGACCAGCACAAGAATATTTATGCGCGCGGTATTCATGGCATCACCGGCAAGTCGGGCTCGGGCGTCATCTCGTCGCTGACTGGCGATGGGCTAATGAGCGATTGGCCGAAGCCGCTGGCAGAGATCAGCGGCGGGTGGAAGGTCGGAGCAAACACCTATATCGAGGATGCACCCAAGAGCTTCCGGCGATATGACTATCACGTTGAGTACCGGCAACTCGTCCCGCCGGAAGCGCCAGCAGATACCGGCGACCCGGCGCTCGATGCCAACAACGCTTTCATGCAGCGCTATGGCACCGCCTATCATTACTTCGACGCATATACCGATTACAAAGTAGACTTCCCGGTATCCGCGCTGAAACAACGGACATATTTCGATTGGGCGGCGGATCGCAAACGCACCGAGATCGTGCGCTGCACGCTGGCGGCGGATATCCAGCCGCTGCTCGCCGAACCCGAGCTTGAGGCGAACGCCGCGACAATCTCGGTGAGCGCGCAGGACACCGTGACGGAGCCGGACGGCAGCAACGTCATGCCCATAGGCGACGTGCGGCGGGCGAGCTATCTCAACACCGACCGCGGCACCTTGAGCATGCAATATCTCTTGCTGCTCGGCCGCACCGAGCTACGGCGCCGGGCGCGGGCGGTGGAGGTGTCATGCCGGGTGCCGTGGGGCATCGGCATCGCCGCGACCTTGCGGCACAACGCGCACGTCGTGGACTACCGGCTCCCGGGCGGCGAGTGCTTCGGCAAGATCACGTCATATTCTTTCGAGGCGTCGGGCGAAGGCGACTTCGGCGTCAGCCTCACCATTGGCTGCGCCATAGGGCACGGTGGCACGGTATCGGCCGCGGCAGGCGAGATCACCTATGTCGACGCCGGTTACGTCGCAGCCGGCTACCAGCAGGCGACGGGTGCCGAGATAATGCTACCGACCGGCGACCTTGTTTACGAGACACTCGATGACTTCGCGATTACCAACGACGGCACGAACCTGCTTGCGATGGACGAATATACCGCGGTCGACTCGCTCACGCTCTCGGGCGGCATCGATGACCAAACGACGGTTGTCGCCAGCGTCAGCGATCCCATCGATGCGCTGCGGCAATATCCGAGCCGGGTGTGCGTGCAGCTTCGGGCTGTTGCCGGGATGAACTTCGAGACGGTGTTCACGCCCACCGTCGAGCTGCTGCCGATCCCGCGGCTGATCGACCTTGAGGCGGCGGCGCCAGGAAGGCACGCCGCCTGATGGCGATGCTCCGCTCGGGCGGCGTGCCGGGATGGATGCAATACAAGCGGCAGCTTCAGTTGCTGCCGCCGCTCTCGACCGCGCGCGACAGTTTCGGCGGGAAGCGCATCCCGCGGCTGCCGCCGACAGAGGAAGGCGACACGCCGCCCGGCCGCATCTGCTGGGGCACCGTTGGCAACCTGCCGTCGCCCGAGCCGCTGCCGACCGTCAATTTCCAAGTGACCGGCGAGCAGTGGAAGGAGTGGGGACGCAA